GCGGTGGCGAGATTGACCGTCAGACTCTTGCCGGCCGGTATCGTCATCCACCCGCGCTGTGATAATCCGCTGGTCACGTCCACGCCGCCCATGGTGGCGGTGCGGGAGCGGGTGTCCAGCAATACTGGTGTGCCGGTGTGGATGGCGCGCGAATAGGCGATGGTGGAATTACGCCCGTCGCACGCCAAGCGGAGCGTGCAGCCATCAGGCCACTCTCCGCACAAGGTGTAGGTCGGATATGCGCGGCTAGTGCCCTGATTCGGCAAGCGCATCACCGTCGCACCATCCGACGCCACGCCATACTGCAGCGGATATGCCAAGCCACCATTAGCCGCGCCGTAGCTCAAGCCGCCCGACTGCACCACCGACGCGCGAGCCTCACCCGAATGCGCCAAAGACGACAGGCGCTCCGGACGCTCGAAAACGATGGTGATGGTCGAATCGGCGATGCTGCCGGACCGATAGTCAGGCTGCTGGGTAAGCAGCAGATATCCGCCACTGCAGCAGGTATCCTCGGTGCCGTCGACCACGCGCATCCTGACCTGACGATGCACGAGCCTGCGCACACTGTCCGTCAAAGCGAGCAGCTCGTCACGGCTGGAGGCGTTGGCATTCCAATGCAGAGTGACGGCACGGCTGGCGTAAGAGATGTCATCCTCGCTCACATCATGTCCACCGTCGCCCTGCCCTCGCGCCGTCACATTGACTTTCGCGGCGGGAGTCGACCACCAGCCCTCGATGCCGCCTTTCGCGATGCACAGGCAGTCAAGATCGCCCGAACCCTCGAAACGCACCGGCTCCAAGCCGGAGGCCGACAATTCCGCAAAATAAGCCACATCGGCCTCCTTTTATCGCAATTGGTGTCGCGCGGTGCGCACGAGGATGCTCGCATCAGCCCATGGATCCGAGCGTTCGGGGATGTTGACGTTGAGGTTCACGGTCCGATCGCCCTTATCTTTGACGTCAGCGCCGAAGATCTTGACGATCTGCTCTCGCGTCAACACGAGTTCGGGCTGCTTGGTCTCGTTGGCCACGAGGTGCCGTCCGGGTGGCAGGATGCCGCCGCGATCGTACAGGGTCGGTCTATCGTCTCCGACGATGCCGCCGAGCGCGTAGCCGCCCGCACGATTCATTCCGGCCAACGACCCATACCGATGGATCGCGTAATTGCAGCCGGCATAGATGTTGGCGAGCGGGTCGGTGATGCCACGCGAGCGGTACGGCCCCGCATAGGCATTGAATGTGCCAGGAATGGTCTGCATCAGGCCCTGCGACGGCATACCCGCTTTGGCGTTGGAATCCCAGTTGTTGATGGCGTTAGGATTGCCGCCGGACTCCTGATTCATTCGGCGTAGCACGGTGTCGGCCCAGCTTGCTGGCTGGCCCAATTCCTTGAGCACCTGCAGGACTAGGCTCCTCCAGCGTTCCACGCCGCCACCGACCGAACCATGATATTGGCCCGCCTCGGATTTGCTGGTCCACTTGGATGCCAGGTCGGACGCCATCGACTTGACCTTGTCGACAAGAGCCGTAGCGGCACTCACCGGCAGTCTGCCGACCACCTGGCCGAACTGGCCGCCGCTGATTCCCGCCACCTGCGATTTCACAGGCGTGAGAATCTGCGACGTGACCCAATCCACAGGATTCTTCACAAAGGCCTGAGCTGTCTGGGACAAATCCTCGATGAATTTCTTCGCTCCGGACACCGCCTTGCCAATCTTGGAGGCAATGCCACCTTTGGCGAAGCGTTGGACGCCATCAAGACCCATATCCTCACGGACGGCCTGCACGCCATGGTGGCGAGCCAAAGCGTTCCAGCGGTAGACGTTCTCCGCGCCTACCGCCTTGGTCCATTCCGGCACCATCCACGCCTCGCCCGGCGAGGTCATCGCTGGAATCGAATCGACGCCCGGCGCGTAACCGGGGTTGATGCCGCCGACGGTGCCGCCATTCGCGAATTTCACCGTTGGCAGGGAGAGTTTCAGGCCGACGGCGCCGGCCACCGAATCCCATACCTTCTTGATGCCGTTCGTGTACACCGTGTTGACGACGAAGGCCACCGGAGCCCTTGCGGCCTCCTTGACCTGATCCCAGCTTCGTTTAATCCAATCCTTGGTGGACTGGAAGGTCTGGCCGATGGCATTGACGGCATTGGAGATAGGAATCTTCACGTTGTTGTCGAACCACGTGCCGACCGAGCTGAAGACGCCGGTTATCCGGTCTTTGGCCGTCTGGAAAATCGACTGGAAAGTGCCCGGAATGCCTTGGAAGAAGCCGGTGATGGAACCGGGAATGCCGGCAAACCAGTCACATACCACCTGCCACTTGGATTGCACCCATTGGCCAGCGGAGTCAAAGAAACCGCCGACAGCGGCCGGAATACCCGAGAAGAAACCTCCGATTGAGGATCCAACACCTGAGAACCAGTCGCAGATGCCCTGCCATTTGGCCTCAACCCACTGGCCCGCCGAATCAAACCATCCACCAATCGCCGATGGAATACCGGAGAAGAAGTCGCCGATCTTCTGACCTGTGGTCCCGAACCAGTCCTTGACACCGTTCCAACGGTCCTCGACCCACTGGGCCGCGCCGTCGAGCTTCGATTGAATCTTGACCATCAGGTCGCACCAATTGGTGTTGATCCAATCGCCGGCGTCGCCCCATGCCTTCTTGATGCCGGCCAGAGTGTCCTGCTGGGCTTTGACCTGCGCTGCCGTATTGTCAGCCTGTGCCTGCCCTGCCTCGGAGAACGCGCCTTTGATGCCGTTCCAAGCCTTGACTCCGGCATCGCGTTGGCCGGAGCTCATCGAAGCTTGCGCGGAACCGGTATTACCTGCGAACCCCTGCTCGTCGGCTTTCTTTCGAAGGCTTCCGAGTTTGTTCATTCCGGTTTTCGCGGCACCCACGGCCATTGATGGCCAGTTCAGCGGATTCAGGTTGTGTTCCCATGTGGAGTTCTTGATTCCGAGGAACTTGTTGTTTTCCTGTGCGGCCTTGTACCGTTTCTGGTAGTCGGCGTATGACTTGTCGCCCTCGCTGAAACCGGGAATTTTGTTCAGTTGACTCCATGCCCACTTAGGAGTGCCTTTTTCGACGTTCTTCGCAGCTGAAAGCATTGCGGTTCCACCGGCTGCGATTCCAACCTTGCCGACGGTAAGCTTTGACAGCCATTTCGGAGCCTTCAGCCCGCCGAGGAACTTGCCGAACGATTTCAGCGCGTTGCCAGCGGTCTTGATGCCTTTTCCGGCGATGCCGAAGCCTTTGCCGATATCCTTGGCGACACCGAAGATGTTCTTCAGTATCTTGAATCCTTTACTACCTAACCACAGGTAGATGGCCGTATCGAAGATGGTGCCCTGCTGGTCAGCGGACAGACCGTTCCACGCCTTCTCGATTGATGCGAGCAGGTCGAGCAGTGGCTTCAGACCAGCAAGCGCCACATTGGCGGCTTTCAAGGCCTTGTTCAAGTTCGACTTGTCGCCATCCGCCGGGGTGTTGAAAAATTCACCCAATCCGGGAAGGTTCTTCAGCACCTCGCTGGCGGAGTCGCGGATGCCGAGGAGGCTGTCTTTGAAGTCGATGAGTGTCTGGCGGTCTGCGTTCTCGAAGGCACGGTTGAACTCGTACGAGAATTCACCGGTCTTGATGAAATCGGTGAGACCTTTATACCCCCACCGAATCCGCTGGTAAGCGTCTTCGATGCCCGCATACGACTTCTTGTCGATGTGGAAAGATTCAGCCAGTTTTTCGTTGACTTTGCCGGTCTCGACGAATTCCAATGATCCGGAGACCGTCTTGGCCACAGCCGAGCCGACATCTCCGAATTTCGCCGTAAAGCCGTTGATGACGCCGCTGATGCGGTCGACACCGAACGCCTCGATAATCTTCTCGATGGCCTTCTGGACGCGGTTTTTCGCGTTCTCCATCGCAGTGCCGATGCCCTGTGTGGCGTCTTTTGCCTGCGTCGTAAATGATGCGTACGGCCCGTAGCCGTCCTTATTGAGCTTGACGAGCGCCTTATTGAAGTCCTCGAAGGTGACCTTGCCACCCTTCATCGCCTCATATAGGTCGTTCTGCTTCGCGTTTGCGCCAAGGATGCTCTTGGCCAATTGGTTCATCTGGCCAGGCATTGCATTGACGACACTTCGCCATGCGGCGGCATCGACCTTGTTCGCGCTCAACATCTGGTTGTACTGTTCGATGGCGTTGGCCTGCAGCACTGTGTCTTTGCCGCCGGCCAGGACGGCATTGTTGAACGCCAATGCGATGCTGGTGGCCTCGTCCAGATTCTTGGTCAACGGAGCAAGCTGCTGGACCATGCCGATCATGCTTGATGTGGTGGTCGGCAGGCCGTCGATGCTGGCGCTGATGCGTTTGATGGCTGCGGCAGCGTCATTCGAGTCGTACCCCAAATTCTTCATGACTTTGGGGAAATTGTTCATCGTGTCGGCGCGTTTAATGGCGCCTTCCACATTGCTGGTGATGATGTTTGAGACTTTGCTGAATGCCGACTGCGCGAACCCGCTGATGGCTCCGAACTTCGCGGCTCCCCACGCGGTGAAGAAGCGTTCGGAATCTCCGACTCCCCTTGCGGCAGTGGTAGTGACGCTTGATTGCATGCTACGGAAGGAATTGATGGCATTGCGCGCCGATGCCGCGGCGGACGCGAAAAATCCCGACTGCTTGGAAGTGCTCGCGTTCAGATTCGTCTGAGCGTCGTGGAGCTGCGTCTGAGTCTCTTTCAGGCCCTTGCTGGCGGCTTTGAGTTGTTCCTCGGCCGATGTGACGGCTTCGGTCTTCTGCCTCGCCTTGCTCCTTGCGTCGTTGAGTCGTGCTTGGGCGTTGATGGCCTGTGAGGAGGATTGTCCGCTTTTGACGATGGTTTCCTGCAGTTTGACTTCGGCGGCCTGTACGCGCAGGTCGGCGCTTTTCTGCTCGTCGCGCGCTTTTGCGATCTGCGACGTGCACTGGCTGACCGCCTGCGCGGCCTTCTTCTCAGCCTGCTGCAGGCTCTTGACCTGCTCTGACAGCACGTCACGGCCAGCGGCCTGATTCATGGCGTCGGAGAATTTCTTGCCGGCATTCCGTCCTGCGGAGGTGGCCGCGGCCGTCACACCGCTGTTGAGCTTCGTGCCGAAAGCGCTCAGATTCGGGAGCACATCGATCCATGCGGCTGTGCCGGCCATGAGACCACCTCACTGTTCAGTTTTTCGATTGATCGCCCGTGACAAGCGCCATGAGCTCGCTCCGCTCCTGCGCATGGAAGGCCTTGCTGTCGACAGACGACTGTTCGCGTTTGGACTCAGCCACCACGACAGCCGGAGGCTTGGTGCGAGGCCTGATGTCATCCTCTTCAAGGGGATGCTCCACAAATGGAGCGCACTGGGTGATGGTTAGCTGGATGTCACGGAGCATGTCGCCCAAATCATGCAACAGCCATTCCGACTCACTCCAGCCATCACCAGCCAAAGCACGAAAGAAGACGTTGTCCGGCGGCATGTGGATTATCAGCGCATGCAATGCGCGGAGACTGATCTTGCGTTGCCAGAACTCTTGGATGGGGTCACGCGGCGCGTAGACCGCGCATAACGCGGCCTCCAATTCCTCCGCGTGACCATCGCCGTCAAGGAGCTCTAAAGCGTTGTAGGGTTTCCCTCGCTGTCCGTCTCATGCACTTCATCGGCCGCGTCGTCGAGCAGGAGGAAAAGCAGGCTGATCTGTCCGCCGGCCTCGATGAAATCATCCCACTGGGCGCCGAGCAGCGCTTTCGCCAAGTCGAACTGGTCGTCGGACTCCTGCGCCTTCGCGAATGCCTTCTTCTCCTCATTCGACTGGAAAATTGGAGCGTGGATGCGGAATTCCTTCGCATCCGGCTCGTCGTCGATGGTGAACTCGATCCACTCCCGAATCTTCGGGTGGGATTCAAGATACTTCGCCTTCACGGCCTTGAGGCTGCGGACCTTACGCTTCTTGTTGTCGGTCATTGTTCAATCCTTTCAAAAAAATCAGTGTTCCTTTCGGCGAGAGAAGAAGGGAAAATCCCGCACCGGTGAAAGGAATCAAAAGCCCGGTGCGGGAAGAATCAATGTCAGTCGGCGACCGGCTGTGACTCGGAGGACGCTGCCTGATCGGACACCGGCTGCGACTGGGAGACATCAGCACGAAGCGCGGCACCGGCCTTGGCGATCTTCTCGCCCTCGTAGAACACCTTGCCGGTCTTCGGATCCTGGAAGAAGGTGAAGGTCTGGTCCTCACCCTCGGCGTCGGAGCGGTTCTTGGTGTTGTCGCCCTGATTGGTGACCTTGACGCGATACCCGGCCTCGATGCGGTAATGTGCCGCGTCGCCCACGCCATCCTGACCGATCCAGATCAGGCGGTAGTACGGGAATTCCGTGGTTTTTTCATCGGTGAATTCGAAGCCCTCATCCTTGTTTGCCGGCCACTGGGAGACGGGCAGGCCGTGGGCCAAGGCCTTGACCCATGCGTTCATTTCCAGGAAGGTGAGCTGCAGGGTGCGGGTACGTCCGGTGATGTCGGAACGCACCGGCTCCAGATCCTGCACCGCACTGGTGTCGGCGGACTCGATGCCGCGACTCATCTTCGCGCCATCAGTGCTGATGTAGCCCATCACCTTGAAATCTTCGGGCAGCTGATTCGGTTTGTTGGTTGCGGTGTCGAAGAAAGGATCCGGCATCGCGGTCGAATAGTCGGCGATAGCGAGCAGCTGAGTGCCCCACTTTCGCACGTTTCCGTTATTGTCATTGAGAATGCTTGGCACATCGGTGATGGCAGCCATCATTTCCTCCTTAATTGAAAAATCATTGTGGTCTGGTGTTGAGCGTGATCGTCGCCGTGCAACGGCGCACGTCAGGCATTGAATGACTCACTTCGGAAAATGAGGTGAGCGTTGAGGAGTCGACGTAGCCATATCGGTTTCCATCGCCCTGCAGCTGAGAGAGAGCGGTTTCGACCTTTCTTATGGTCGCGTCCATGGAAGTCCAATCAGCGGCGAAGATGTCGATGTCGACGGCTCTGCCGCGCGTGAATCCATCGGCGGTCGTGCCACCCGGCGCCGGAGAGACGATGACGGCCGGAAGGTTTGCACGCAGATTCTCCGGCACTTCCGCCGAAGCCTTGATCCCCGCCTTGTCTTGCAGCCATTGGATGATGATCGGCATCGGTTGCGGCCATGAGCCGCGAAGCGGAATCGCCATAATCAGCCACCCGCCTCGGCTATGGCGCGGCGAAGGTATCCCTTCTTCGGATAGATCCGTCCGTCGCCGTATTCCTTGGCGTCCGCATGCTCGTCACCGATGATGACTCGGGCATATGGTCTGCGCAGATGCGTCGGCGATTTCGTTCCAGGACGTCGTCCCTGCATGACGCGCACCGATTCGGCATAATGACGGTCGCCTTCCTTGAGGGCGATGCGCTTTACGATCGGAGCGATGCGTCTGGCCTTCGCGTTCAGAGCGGATTGGACTGTTGGGTTGGACAGGACATTGCGTTCCATCCATTCCTTGTCGACCTTGAATCCCTTCATGGTCACCTCCCGTCATCGCGGCAGACGTTGACCTGCATGTTCCAGGAAGTTGGTGTCAATCCGCCATCGAGCGCGACAGGATCGCCAATCACTCGATATTCGATTCCCCTGACGATCACCTTGCAATCCCGGAGCGTTCCTTGATAGGAGCGTGGGAAGTAGAGCGACATGGAGACGAGCAATCCTTCCGGATTGACGCTTGTGGCGACATTGTCCTGTGTCGGCGAGCCGACCAGCACGTTGCCTACCGATTCCTCGGACCATTTGCGGATTGGAGTGTTGTAGGCATCCATTCCGGCGATGCTTGGACGGAGCACCTTGACGGTTTCACCGTGGATCATGGTGCCACCACCTTTCCGGTGCTCATGTCGAGGGCTCCCGCGAGGAGGCGTCGCCTTCCGCCAAGCTCCTTCTCCTCGCTCGGCCACAATCGGAGGTCGCCGGTGGGGTTCTGGAAGCTGTAGGTGGCTTGGAATGGTCCGGCGGTCTCGCTCATGCTGCTGGCTCCTGATGGTGCGCCATTGGAATCGGCTTCCATTGCGCGCCTAACGGCAGCGCAGCAAATGCGCTCACGGGTGAGGTTGCTGACCTTGTCCCATCTGCGATAGGAGCGGATCAGGTCGGACGCATACGCGATGAGTTTCTTCGCGCGCGTCTTCTCCTCGTCCGTGAGCGCATGCCATGAGGCTTCAAGATCGTCGACACTCGCGAAATCATCTGTGTCGGCCATCATCTGGCCTCTCAGTCGGTCACGGTGACTTTGACGGATGCCTTCTTGGAGCCGTCGGAAGTGGTTGCGGTGACGGTGGCGTTGCCAGCCTTCACGCCGGTCACGACACCGACGCTCTTGTCGGCATCAGCCTTGACGGTGGCGATGGAATTGTCGGACGGTTCCACAGTCCACGCGACATCCTTATTGGATGCGCCGTCGGGCACAACGATGGCCTTCACCGTATTGGTGCCCTTGGTCTTGACGCCCATGGTCTTCTTATCAAGGCTCACGCCGGCGACCTTCACGGTGTTGGATGCGGAGCCACCGGCGACGGTCAGGAGCGCGTGGGCCTTCTGGTCGCCGTACTGCAAGCCGATCTCGCCGTACAGCTGCACCTTGTCGCTTGCGCCGGTCTTGGCGAGCGGCTCGGCGAAGAAATGACCCTTGCCGGGGATTTCGAGGAAGCGCGGGGCGAGCTGTTCGAGGGACAGGACGAGCAGCTGGTCCTTCGGCATGTACGGGTCGAGCATGATGTTGAAGAGGCCGAAGTCGGTCTCGATGGTCTGCAGGTTCACGCCGCCGACGTTGCGGGTCTGCTCCTGATACTTCGCGTCGGTGACGAAGCAGCGGGTCAGTGCGCGCTTGAGAGTGGAGTTGACCACGATGGTGCGCGTCTCGGATTCGCGGATGCCGCCATTGTCCCAGGCCATCTGCGCGAGGTCGAGCACGTCGTCCGCTGTCAGCTGGGCGGCGGTGTGCTCGGTGCTCATCACGTTGGTGGTGATGGCTTCGAGGAGGCCGCGGGTGCTCCGCGCGCTCTGGTTGTCGGTCGGATTGTTGTAATGGCCGGAGATGAAGGAGGCTTCCACGTCGCGTGCGATCTGCTTGAGTTGCTGCTGGATCTGCCAGCTCAGCTCGTCAGCGGGGATGGCGGTGCCGCCGACCTGTACTACCGGCATGTTGTCGGTGTTGCGCTGTCCGGTCGCACCCTGCCGCGTGTAGGAGACCTCGACGGCCTCCTGGTGGATCTCGACCACGTTGTTGGCGTGGAAGCGGGTGCGTTCCTCGCCCTTCGGCGCGTCGGCGCCCTCGAGGCGCTGGCGGTTGGCGTCTGGGTCGCGCAGGTCGTAGCCCTGCCATTCGAAAAGAGTGGACGTGGTGTCGATGCCGCCGGTGAGTCCGCCGATGGCGGAGAGTAGCGGCGTGTCCTCGCGGCTTGCGGCGAAAAGCTCGCCGACGTAATTGGGCAGATTGTAGGTGTTGCCCTGTCCTGTGATTCCAGGCATGATGTCTTCCTTCCAGATTGGTGGTTACTGGCGCTTCGTGCCGAGCATGATGCTTTTGAGCGTCATGGAGGTCTGATAGTCGCCTTTCTTTTCGGCGGCTGCGATCTGCTCCCTGATGCTCATGCTTCCCTGCCCGCCCGGCTGGTTTCCCTCGCCGTCGAGCGGATGCCTGCCATTGCCGGATGCCGGCGGCTTCCCCTGTGTGCTGACGAGCTTGGCGACCTTCTCGGCTGTCTTGTCGACGCTTTCCTCGTCATCGCCGGTCACGAGGTCGGCGAATTCGGCGGGGATGCCGTGCTTGAGGCAGGCGTTGGCGACAAGGCCGGCGTGCTTCTGCTCCGCCAGCTGTGATTCGAGCTTGCGGTTGGCTTCGGTGGCCTTCTGCAGTTCGCTCTTGTTCGCTTCCTCCTGCTCATCGAATTTCGCGGCCTTGGCTTTCAAATCGTCGTAATCGGCATACTTGGCCTGTTCGCGGCGCAGACGGTCCTCGACGATGCGGTTGACATCGCTCTGGGAGAAGGTCTTCTCTCCTGCCGGCGGCTCGCCACCCTGCTGCTGTCCGTCACCGCCGGGTTCGGCCGGTGGCGCGACCATCATGATGTGACGAAGACGCATGATGAGGGATTTCGGCATGATGAAACGCTCCTTGTGTTTTCTCCGAATGTTTGAGGCCATCGTGGCCTTTTGACCAGGCATGACGGAGCCAGTGACCGCCCAAAAAATGGGATAGTGGCAGGTGCGGGACTCGAACCCGCGTTGTTTCAATGTCGTGGATTTACAGGCCACTGCCGTCGCCACTGGGCCAACCTGCCAAGAATGTGCTAAAATATATGAAGACCGGGGGTCCTCTGCGGCGTTGAAATAAAACGCAATGAGCGGAGGCGTGCTCCCGGTTGTTTCATTTCAATTTGATTTCCAATAAACCTTCACCGTCGAGAATGAAAAGTCTGCGGATTTTCCACTCACGATCGTTGTACTTCTCTAACTGGTGAACAAGCTTGTCTTTACGTTTCGATTGGCCAAGATCTATCACGAAACAGTCCTTGACGACATCGTGATTCTCTTTAGCGCTTCGAACGGCTTTGGTGATACGATCGGCGATTTTGCCAAAATCAGCTTTTGCCAAGGACTTCAATTCGCAAAGCTCGTTTGTTTCGATCCAACGGAAATCATTTGTCGCTGTCCTTTTTTCTATGTCTCTTGGTATCCATTCGACATGGTTCCCAAGATTCTGGAATCGTTCAAGGAACACGATTTCCTGCGGATATAACATATCGGTGGAGTGCGGAACTCCAACCTTTTCCTGACGCATGTACCATTCGCGATCGGTGACGCCAGCGAGTCCTCGCATTGAAAGCAGTCGTTCCTCGTTCTGCGCATGAGGCTGCTTCCAACCATCAGGGATGGCGGTTCCCGGACGGATTCCATCCGCGTATTTGCCCTTATGCTGTCGCATCGCGCGAAGGATATCGTCCACCGAATCGCTTCCGGCCTCATCCCTCGCTTTGAGATAGTCGTCGTACAATTCGTCGGGACGATAGCCCTCCACACGCGGTTTTTCATCCCATGATGGGACAATCTCGCAGTCGCATGCCGCATGGTACTTGTTGAACAAGCCTCCGGCCTTTTCGGCGCTTGCATAGACGAAGCCGCGTCCGGCGAGCATGGCACAGAACGCGCAGGTATGAAGTCCGGAAGGAACGCGTGCGAAACGGGGCCCATACTTGTCAAGCTTGGCTGCCGACCTGACGGTACTGCGACCGCCGTTACGCACTCCGACCGCGATAAGCCGATTCAGGTACGAGAGATAGGCGTTCGGATCATATCGCTCGTTGCCTTTGAACAGCATGCTTGCCTTCGCCCGAATCATGTCGGTCAAATCGTCATGTATAGGGTCGGCGAGTATCGGCTCGTATTTGTCGTCGAACCATTTCGACCGCATTTGCTTGTACCAGTCGGCTGCTGCGGTCGAACTGATGCTCCCATATTTGTCAATGATGGCGGGAACGAGTTCCAGCAGCATGTCACGCTGCTGTGCCGGTTCCATTCCCTGCAGCTGTTGCCACGCTTGGCCCATCTCCCGTTGTGCGAGGCTCACCGCCGTCTTCTGCGATTTGGTCAGAAGATTGATTTCCTTGCGGCTCGGAGTCCGGTTTGTCATTCCCGCCTCCGTTCATCCCGGCGAGCGCGTTCAATGCGCTTTTCGCTTCGGCTCGGCGCTTTTCCGATAGGAGTCTGGTGATTTGCTCGTCAGTGAAGCCGACTTCCTCCAATGCGACGGTCGTGTCGGCAAGCCAAGGGAAGGCCCCCACGAGTTTGACCATCGCGTCTCCGGCGTCGATGACGCTCGGCAGCGACGGATTGCGCCATCGTGCGGTGATGCCCGCCATCTCGTCGGTCACTTCGGTCGTATGGTCGCGAAGCATGATGATGTCCTGCGCGATACGACGAAGCGAAGCACCATACACGCGGTTCGCTGCCGAGCAGTCGATGACCAGATCCTTCTCCGCAGCATGCATCGCCTCTGCGCTCGATGGATTGTCCTGGATGATGCCGAGCGAGCTGACCGGCACATTCGTCTCCCCGGCGAATCTGCAGGCAAGCTCTCGCATCTGGTCGATATGCGGCTGCACGGACTGCTGGGTGATCTGCTCAAGCTTCGGCACGTCGCCATCCTCGTCCTTACCAATCATGTTCAATCGTCCGATGACGAATTCCCAGACTGGAATCGGATTGCCATCATCGTCCTTGAATGAATCGGGGTCGGCGCCGAGTAGGAGCCATTGCGGTGCCGAGTAGAATTCGGCGCTGACCTCGCTGCGCAGGACGGTGCGCACCGCGTCATCGGTGATGCTCATGACCGCGCGGTTGATGATCGACCTGCCGAAAGGCCTGTCGATGGTCGGCCTATAAGACAGCACCTCCACAGGCACACGGCCAAGACCATGCGTCCACACATCGTCCACGTACCATTCACGCCCAAGCTGGCAGGTGATGACTTGGAAAGGCGTCCATAGGCGGAATCGCGTAGGACGCGCGTAATCGTCGATGTCATCGATGGTGAGCGCCGCCTTGAGACTGCGCGTACGGAAATTCCACAGGGCGCTCGACCATTGCGCGCTGTGCGGAATGGTGAGCACAGGCGGTTCCCCAGCCGACTCGTCGCCCTCCGACACGGCCATGAAGACGCACGAGTGGATCATGCTGCTGCTGATCGCCATCGGCAGCTCGATGTCCCAGCGGTTAGCGGAGAGAATTGGATTCAGGTCGAAGGAATCGTCGCTGCTATTCGGACTGACAAAGCCATCGAACATGCAGCGCTCGGCGTGTGCATTGACTGCTTTCGCTGGCCAGCCGACCACCTCCTCGAGATTCCGCATGCTCGGCGGGATGGAGAAGCCGATGTCGCGGAGCCGATGTTTTCCATCCGCATACCGGGAGCGCAATGAATTGCGCGCGCGCTTACGGTTCCACACAGTGACGAGATTCGATAAAGTGTCGCGCAACGCCGGGTCAAGCCCTTTGATATCGGTCGGTGGATTGAAGATGATGCCGAGGTCGCTGAAATCGGTGACCGGAGCGAGCAGCGATGTCATGCGAGCCTCCTTAATCGTTGTTTCCTGCCTGGCTTGCGTTTCGCGGTGAATGCCCCGTGCAATGCCAGAGTCGTGGCCTGCAGTGGACTTATTTCCACGTCGGAGCCTTTCTTGTTCCATGCGACCGCTCCGTTGGAGCCGATGTCGCGCAATGTGACGCCCTTCACGGCGGCAGCCAGCTGTGGCTGGTCCATATCACTCAGATGTGTAAGGGACTTGTCTCGAATCATGTCGAGCACGCGGCCTGTAGCCTGTCCTAATTGGCGTGTGTCGGTGACTGTCACACGCACATGCCGTTTCTGCAGGTCAGGCACGATGCTCATGGCCGGCGATTGCGCGTCGATGACTACGGCCGCGGTCTTGTGCCAGCGTTCCGCCAGCCAGTCAACAGCCCATTGGACTCCGTCGGTTCGAGTGGAACGGTATTCCTGTAGGGAGATGAACGCAGTGCCATCGTCGTGCTTGAACGCGAGTCCGATGGCCAATGCACTCCTGTCCGGTGGCATGTCCACGCCGAACGAGAGCAGGCCATCCGTTTGTGGGTTGGCCACCTCGGTAGCGTGCCATGCATCCTCACCAATGACCTCGGTGGCTGTCCGTTCGTCCCAGATGCCGAGCGCTTCACGTCGGAACGAGTCTTCTGCAAGGAGGTTGCGCATGCGCAGGATTGCTTCCTCGCTGGTGCGTTTTGGATATGACGGATTCGCTTTCGCCCACGCGGTCCTGTCATCCAGGTCGCAATCGCGGTCTGCACCGAGCTCGACGTAAAGCATGTCATCCGACTTGCCAGACAACGCGGTCGAACGTTTCTCCTCGAAGGCCTCGCATTGATCGCCCGGCTTCGGTGGATTGCCCATGAACACAATCAGCGGATTCGGACTTGTGTTCACGATTGGAATCAGGTTGTCCAACGCCTTGATGGTAAGAATCTGAGCCTCGTCGAACACTTCGATGTCGGCGGAGTGCAGACCTCGGCCGAAACCGTTCTCTCGAGCGCCGAACATGATGCGGCTTCCATTGGTGAAACGGATCTCCTGCTGCCCGTTTGCGCGGCGCACGGACTGCACGTATATGGAAAGCTTCGGATTGCGGGTCAGGTCGCACATATCGGCGAACGTCTCATCGGAGGTGCGCGTATGGTGCGCGGTCCAGATGACCAGAGTCCCTGCGCGTCCGGCGCACAGGATGAATATCGAAGTTCCGACGGTGAACGTCTTGCCGATCTGTCTGCAGCTGGACAGGACCGCTCCTCCGGATCCGCATGCGTACTTGCCGTCGGAGCGTTTTGCGAACAGAAGGTAGAGAAAACCTTTCTGCCAGAGGTCGTAATGAATCCCGGCCTTGACCGCCGCACCGTTGATAAGTTTGAAGTCGCTTGACGTGACGTCTTCCGGCTGCACGAGCCGCTGGGCGATTTCAGACAATCGACGCTCCGACATCCTCCGCCACCTCCGTCACGTCATCGTTCACGTCGAACAGGCTGCCGGATTCCTCGGCCATACGCATCCGTTCGTCGAATTCGGCGAGCTTGCTGCTGATCGCCGGCAGCGCGCTGGCCGGAGTCGATGAATCATGCAGAGCCTCACGGAGTCTTCCGACGATTTCACGAAGTGTGTCCTCATGGGATCCATCCATCATGCGTTCGAAACTGTGACGGTCGATGTCTGCCGGATGTTCCCGTTCCGCAGTCGCTGACGTCTTTGCCTTTCGTTTTGTTCTTGGTTTTGCTGGTTTCGGCAAGGACTCGCCATCGTTCTTCCTTGCCCGGTACGCTTTCGCCCGGCATGCGCCAGAACAGTATTTAGCCGGTTTCCCGCGCCCTGACGGCCTGAATTCCTTTCCGCAAATAAGGCATTTCACGACGCTTCACCTCCCGTCACGTTTTACAAACCGTCACGTTTTAAGCTTCCGGGGAGATATCGGCCCTATGCGGCGGGGGACGTGTTTTCTCGACCGGGAGGGGATACCGCCCCTAGATGTCGATTTTCCGAAATGGCACGCCGGTGGGCGGTTTTGATTGCTGCCCCTGCTGACCGGCCATGAGTTGTCGCACTTCGCGTTGCGCCCACTCTAGCGTGTGCGTGCCTTTGACGGTGTTGCACCACCGATGTGTCGGCTCGGTGTTTGTCCAGGAATATGGATTTCCACCTCTTGCGATCGGGATGATCTCATCCACGACAAAGCTCCAAGGATCTGGATATTTGAGTCGCAGGTCGATTGGCTTTCCGCAGATTCCACATGTCCTTCCGCTTTTGACCGCTGCTTTATGTCTGGCGACGAGCTGATTCCGTCGCGTTCCGTTTTGTCTGCGAACGTTTGGCTTGTGTGTTGTCATTCGTCTGTCGATTCGGATCAGTCGGTGACTTCGATTCCAAGTCGGGTCAAGGCGTTGAGGAAGTCGTCCTCGTAGATGCGCAGGCCCCACGCTTCCAGGGCATCCCCCCTACTGATCTGCATGCCCGCCTGTTCTCCTTGGTCGGCTATGCGTGTGAGTTGATGTGCGATCTCTTCGAGGGCTTCTTTCATTTCTGCTCCTTTCGGCGTGTCATATCTACCTCGCTTGTATAACTTATGTATTTTTGATATAATAGTTTATGTCAACAGGAAAGGAGGTGAGCATGAAATGGACGGATATCGTGACCGCCATCAGCTCGGTGGTGAGCAACATCATCGCGCTGGCGGCGCTCATCATCTCGATACGGCGCAGACCACGCCATAAGAGATGACGAAAGGGTTCCGAGCAGACCTAGTGCCCGGAACCCCGGTTCCATCCTATTTCATAGCCATCATGAAAACAAGCACCATATTCGCCGTCTGCGGCATCACATGCGGACTGCTGTCGGCCATGCTCGGCTTCGCGGGAAAACCATGGCAAGCCGGATTGTTCGGACTCGCGGCGGGCATCTGGTGCATCGCCACGCTCATCATGGACAGACGGGGCGGCGATGACGACTGAATACCTCGGCGTCAAACAGGTCGCCGAAAGACTCGGCGTCGCGAACGCAGCAGTCTACGACCTGCCGGAGCCGGACGTGCGCATCGGCCGCACACGCGGCTGGCTCCCCGAAACCATCGACCGGTGGAACGCGCAACGTCCCGGTCGAGGCGTCGGAGGAGGCAGGCCACGCAAGCAAAACGACAAATAAACAAATGGTCCGGAAGTGATTCCGGGCCATTCCTTTTCATGGGTGGCTCCGGAGAAATTCAACTTCATCTCACGCCGACGGAGAAATCATCAATGTTCTCGATGATGCCGTCGATATATCGTTCGCGTTCTTCTTTCTCACTTTTGCCAAATATCTTAAACATGCCAGCCAATATGCATGACACCACGCCGATAGCCAAAATCAACCAGTTGCCGTGACCTCCGGAAGAACTAGAGTCCACCGCGAATTGGATTATCATCGGGATTCCGATACCGATTGCGCACCAAAAAGCGTTGTCTAATTTACCATTGCCATCCGGAATTCGTCTGATATCCCTTTTCAGATGCTTGAGGTCGGTCGTACGCACCGGTATCGCCTCCTCCTTTGGCATCTTAACGCTCGTCGAAAATGCCGCTTTCTGTTGAGATAGCCCTTGAAGCCCTTGAAGGTTCGAATTCACGATTTGCCCTTCCCCTGCTCCGTATGATTCGGCTCCGAAGGAACGGCACCAGAGATTATCGCGTTCATGAAAAAGGTGTATCCACACGTCTGACATACGACAGCGGTGATGGGCGTGACCTGCGAATCTCCGCCAATCACAATATCTCCTGAATTGAATTCCCTGAGTTCCAGGGCTTGCCCCACCCCCCACTGCAGGCCGCCACAAATCGGACAATTCCGCGGTTGAGTCCAATGCGACGCAAGCCATTCCATTGCCTTCGCGGATTCGTCGTTGCGACGTTTCTGATGTTGTTCGCGTGTTTCTTTTTCGATTGGCATGTCAGCAAGTCTAGGACCGTCCCACGCCAGCGGATTCAACGCCAATCGAAAACATGATGACATGGGACGACCGAGTGCCTCCGGCGGGAGTCGAACCCGCGTCCACACGCGGCCACAAGGAAGAGAATCCAATAAAGACTCGCGGCCGGTACGATCTACCACTGATTTCTACGAAGGCATGGACAGGCGGTTTGAGCATCACCGCATCACGTAAACGCAGGATTGGCTTGCCTGCCACATTGGGGTATGTCCACTCTGACGGGAGTGGGCGGAGCGTGTCCGATATGCTGTTCGGACAGGACGGGACTGCAACCCAAGTGAATCAGGAGAATCCATTGGAGGATATAAGTGAGGGTCCAAACCGTGTGTATCGGTTTGGACCCTCTAATCCACTGACAATTGTGCGTTGCACTTTCGATTTTGTCAAATCGAATCGCGTCGCAACACCTGCCGATGCACATCCGAAAGCCGGTACAATGGCCGCCCCTTCTCGTTCTCACCGGCCGGCTGAAGCCTGCCACGCTTACGCCACGAGCGAATCGTGTTCGCATTGCACTGGAACCCGCATTCGCGCAGCAGCTCCGCGCACTCCCCCGCCGTGAACGCCCTGCCCGATTCGATGCACTCCCGCAGGAACCCCAATCGCACGTCGACCACGCGGTAAGTGTTGCCGCACACCGGACAGTCAACGATTGCCGCGCCGATTTCGGCGGTCAGCTCCACGCCGCACAGAGGATTCAGGCACCTGCCGATGCCATGCCTGGATGGTGGCACGTCGATGATGCCCAGCGTCTTGCGCACCACCCGCTCCCAGTCACGCCAAATCAGACCAATGTCCGGCAATCGTGAAAGACGATTGCAATCCGCGCAGATACTCAGGCATTTCAACACAGACGGATGAATCCTGCTATCGGCCCACGGCATGGCCGGCGGAGCATACAACCGCCGCCAAAGAGCGACAGCCAAATCATCGATCTCCTGCAGATGGTCAATCACAGACAACCTGACCGGCGTCGGAGCCGAAGCCAAATTGGTCCGGCCGGGCTGATGGCCACCGTAATGTGCGGTGCTGTCCAGAAACTCGCTCAGGGCTTGGATCCATGACGGATAGTCGCGGAGCCATCCTCTCATTACGGCATCGCACTTGTCACACAGCGTATTGCGCAGATTGCACTCACCGCCGCACACTCGGCACATGTCGGCGAGCGCTGGCTTGTTTTGTTTGGTTTGTGCTGGTTGTGTCTGGTTTGGTGTTGGTTGGGATTCGTTGTTTTGTTCGTTCATTTGTTCGATTCCCTCCGGCGTGGTAGTCTTCTGGTGGTGTCAGGAGCCCGGCCGGAAGGTCGGGTTTCTTGTTATTCGTGGTGTTGTTGGATTATCGCTTTGATTTCCTCTTTGGGGATTTGAGGAACCAGTGGTGCGATCTCATCGAGGCTGTATCCGGCCTGATGCCATTTGATGATCATGTCCATGAGTGGTTTCTTCACTTTCATTTCGTTTCCTTCTTTGTTTTGGTTGTGAATGTGACTAGTCCGGTCTCGGCATGGAATACCTTGGCCGGTTCGCCAGTCCTCAAGGACATGGCCTGCGCGTAGTCGCCGGCATCGTCGATGTCCTCGAATGTTCTGACGCCTTCCGTGGTGACGACGTTGTAGCTCATCTTGCCGGCTCCTTGTCCGCGCCGCTCACATGGCTCCAGTCGCATGACAGGCCGCCCTGCTTGTAGTCCGAGTAGACGACGCAGTCCACTTTCCTCGTGTCGGTCAGAGTGATGACGCATTCACTGAAGTCGTCGTCCATGTCGGAGCACTGCGATTCGATGGACCTGACCTCATGCGCTGGCGTTGAAGGCTCCGACGCGCTTCCGCATCCGGCGAGCGCCATGCATATGACGGTGATGGCGAGTGTGATGCGTGTTGTCTTTCTCATTTTGTTTCCTCCTAGTGTTTGCGCCATTCGCCGTTGGCGTATCGGTTCCATCCGCGGATCGCGGTTTTGATGCTGTCGTCCTGGGTGGTGATCCAGACGGCGTTCGGACATCCACGGCATTTGGCGATCCAGATGTAGTGCATCGTGGCTCCGATGATCCGGGCGTATGGTTCGATGCTTGGTTTCCTCGTGCCGCAGTAGGGGCATGGACTGGTCCTATGCCATTTCCTGGCATGCGATATGGTGTTTTTCATGGTTTGCCTTCCGTGATGACGACGGCGCGGATGCCGTCCGAGGTTTTGTTCGTATGGTGGCGCAGGTCGCAGTCGATGACGTGCAGTCCTATGCCCCGGTATTTCAGGACCGCGTGGACCGGGCTCAACCGGATCAGATCCAATGGGCCGTCCAACGTGACATCCATGCCGGTGAGCGCGATGCATCGACGGCCGATTAGGTCGGCGGGATTCCGGTACTTCCACGCCATATGCGTCTGGACCGTCATGGCCGGCCTCCGATCCAAGCGACCAGGACGGCCGCGCACAGGAGCATCATGGAGACCGCTGTCATCACCATGCTCCCTTCAGAAGCTTGCGGTAGCGGATGTAGTCGTTGATGTCGCGTCGAATGCAGTCGCGCACCCTGTGCGTGCCGGCATGCGTCTTGTACGGGGTTTCGGGACAGTCCAGGAACGTGAGGTAGCGGCGGAGCGTGGTCAGGTCGAACTTGCGGTAGGACAGCCACCTGTCCGGGGCCAGGTCGAGACGTTTGAGGAAGTCGATGTCGAAGTCCACGTTCGTTCCAGCCGGAACCAGCATGAAGCGTTGCGACAGGGAGTCGAGATACTCCTCCACGGCGTTCGCCACAGCATCCACGCAGTCGTCGTGCGCGGAGCCGTTCAACAGCTCGAACAGCAATCCATTGTCCGTGTGCATCGAGAACGCGACCGGGCCCATGTCCAACAGGTCGAGATAGTCCGGTCTGATGATGCGGTGCAGGGATCCGAACGAATGTTCGCCCAGCACGTCGGTGCATTCCATGCCGACCTCCAACGGCAGGCTGTCATTCCTGTCCGTGCCGGTCGTTTCGAAGTCGAGCCAGAGCAGCGCCTCCGGCTTCCCATTCCGGTCTTTGTCCTGTTTCCTCATGATTCTTCCTTCCAATTGCTTTGCCATTCGATGATTTCGATTTGCGTGAGCCGTTGCGCCGTGCCGTCATCCAGCAGCCACCACCAGTCGCCGTTCCAGTCGCGTATCGGCACGCTGAGCGGATCGCGCCAGCTCGGGATGATGTAGCCGAACCGTTCCGCCTCTGCCGGATGCGCGTGCGTCCAACCATGGCAGCCGGTCGTGCCCGACCCGCACAGTTCGACGATGTTGCTCGGCAGGTCGCGCATGGTCGGGTTGGCCCGACGGCGCAACTGCCGGTGGTGGCCGCTCCTGCCCGGCCAGACGGTCGGGTCGTGCAGGTTGCGTCCGCAACGCATGCAATGCCAGCCCTGACGTTGTAAGGCGACGTGTTTCGATTCCTGGAATTGCCGGTCGCTCATCGTCGCTCCCTTCCGAACTGGTCGAGCAGGTTGATGCAGGTCGAGCAGTCGCGTTTGATATCGCGGACGAGGTCAAGGTCCATATCGGCGAGCGCCGGGCCTTTGAGCGCGTCGAGTTCCAATCGGTCCGCGGCCTGGATGGCCGAGGTGAGGATGCCGGCCATGTGTGCGATGGTCATGGCGTTCATGCCGCCGCCTCCTGTTCGAACAATTGTTCGGCCAATACGTCGCCGGGCACGTTCGCGAGCTGACGGCGCAGCATGTCCGGGTCCACGCCTTGGTTGAGCAGGTCGGCGACCTTGCATGCGAGCTCCATGTACGTGTCCGTGCCCTCGCAGGCGATCGGGCCGAGAACGCGTTTCACCTCTTCGCTGCCCCACGTATACCGTCGGCGAGCGTTGGAATCCTTTGGCGTGGCGAATCCGCGTTCCTTGCCTTTGACGAGCCAGTTGCGGAATTTCGCGTTCCAGTCGGCCGAGCGGGCTCCCGAGTCGAGGGCCCTGTCGCGGAATTTGTCGGCTTCGATGTCGCAGTCGATGCCGAGCCTGTCGGCGAGCGCCTGGTGTTCTTCGGTGGGTTTCCAGTCGGCTGGTATTGGGATTGGTTTTCTCGCGCGCGCGTTACTCTCTATAGTCTTTATTGTTTCTATAGATTTAGTAGTATTGTCTGCACGCTGTGTGCACCCCTGATTCATGCCAGATTCATGCCAGTTGCACCCCTGATTCATACCTGTTTTTTGGGGTGCATTTCGTTCACCCCTGTTTTTTGGTTTGATTTCTTGGGGTGCATTTCGTTCACCCCTCTGTTTTGGCAGGTGCATGTCATACACCTTCGGTCGACGGTTTGGCGCGATATCGTCGACGATGTGCTGGTTGCCGTATCTCAGGAAGCCCTTCTCGCGCAGGGAACGGAGCTTGTTGTGCACAGTTCGTTCCGACATATGCAGCTGCGATGCGATGGTTTTCGCGCTCTTCGCGAAGCCCTTGCCGTCATCGCCGGTCCAGTCGGCCACCATCATCAGAAGACGAAGCTCATAAGGGTCGAGCCCGTACTCGTGATACAGCAGTTTCCGAACATTCTCCATGCTCATGATTCATCCTTAGAAATCCGGTTCGGATTCCGGCTTGCCGAAATCACCGAACGATGACGACGAACCCGAAGCCGAACCCCACGGGTCGGAAGGCGGCAACGGTGCTCCGGAAGCGGCGGCCCCGCCCGTATAGCCGGCCGGAGCGGAAGACGGATTCCCATACGCTCCAGCCGTGCCACGCTGCGACTTGGCCACCTGCGCCGTCGCATACCGCAAGGAAGGGCCGATCTCATCCACCTGCAATTCCACGGAAGAACGCTTCTGATGCTGCTCGTCCTCCCACGAATGCTGCGTCAGCCTGCCCTGGGCGACCACACGCATGCCCTTGGCGAGGGAGCGGGCGCAATGTTCGGCCAGATCACCCCATACCGTGCAGCGGAGGAACAACGTATCCCCATCGACCCACTGCTGCGACTGCCGGTCGAACGTGCGCGGAGTGGACGCGATCGTGAAACCAGCCACGCTCCTGCCGTTCTTCGTCGACCTCAACTCAGGATCCGCGGTCAGATTGCCCACCACCGCGATGATCGTTTCGCCAGCCATTAGAACCTACCTTTCACGGCGAGAGTCTTGATGATGCGGATGGTCTCGCCACCATCCCTGGTCTTCACCATGTGCGTCAACTGCGCGGCCGCTCCCTGATGGAAAGCGTCACCAGGCATCACCTCCAACACCGGAGACGCCACCTCGGACACGAACCGGCCCACCAGTCCGTTGAAACGCACGCCCAACGATTCGAGGATCACCAGCTCCTTCCACGCCTCGGTCTCCATCGCCCGACGGCACGCCTCCGCCACCGCCCTGTCACCACTCGTCATCCCCTTCATGCCGACGTCCTTGACCGGAGCGTTCGGACTGAAATGCCAATGCGGCAGAATCTCCTTCATCGGTTCCTCCCTTGACCTTGATTGATATGAGATTGATTGATATGAGCCGGACCGCTGGGCGCCATGACAGCACTGGAGCACGCCCATCGTTCCCACACCACCAAGAAAGCTGAACGAAGCGGGGATGCGGGCGGCGTTGACGGTCCGGCCAAGCGCCGGCGGCGGGATTCGAACCCGCAGCGGACGGCGGAAGGCGTGAGAGTGAATGCGTGAAATGCAATGTGAGATGAAGGGACCCACGCTTCCGCCATCCGTCCGCGTCCTTGTACGCCGGCGGATACGGTCAGACGTCGCCATCCACGTCATCGCGTGGAGCGAACCTGACCGTCAGCCACAGGGCCGTGGCCAGATACACGCCCTCCACCACAAGCGCGCCCGTCAGACCGCCGCCATGCCAGGTGAGCATAAGCGTCACGCTCACGACCAGGCCGACCACGGCCAGCGCGAACTTCAAACGCCTGAGCGTGTAGTTCGGCCTTCCCTTTTCGAACCCGTCCTCGATGCGATAATCGTTGTCGGTCATCTTGCGCCTCCGATTTTTTGAATGAATGTCCTTGCCTGGTCTTTTCCGATGCTCGCCAGCTCGTGGCTTCCGTCGATGTCGAGTGCCATGAGGCTGGCGCCCTTGCCCGTGACGCGAATCGCGTAGCCGGTCAAGCCGAACATGATCACCGTGTCCCTCGGCGGCTTGGGTGGCGTCAGCAGCGTTTCCGCGTCGATTCTCCTGAGTGTCATCACAGCTCCTTGTTGATCGTGTCGATGATGAGGTCCACGAGATCGGTGACGTCGAGGTCGACGTAGCCGACGATGTGACCGAGCGGACGCCGCGCTTCGATTTCGTCCCATAAGTCGCCACAGGCCGGACTGATGGCGTCGCCATGGTCGTCGAATTCGTCAAACACGGCCCTCACGCACGCCTTGCGAATGTCGTTCATACTTACTCCTCCAACGATTTGACGTATCGGTCCATTTCCTCGCGTCTGATGTGACGGCGGGAAGGCGTTCCTCGTTTGCTTGGCGGACGAAACGTGTCTATGTCGCCCTGGTTGACAGCCTGTCGGAGGCCGTCGTAGTCGATCCCGTACAGGCTCGCGGCCTGCGGGATGGTCCATGCGAGCCTGTCCTTCAACGGGATACGGCTCGCGTCCTTGAGCTCGTTCTGCAAAACCATCACGCGCCTCCTTTGCGTGTGTGATGCCGGGCGGCGTTAGGAGAACCGCCCGGCCCCCTCCTAAAATCGGTGTCATCCCGCATTTGCGACGTGCGGGCCGAACAGTTAGGAGAAGAACTATGGATTGGATCAGTTATGGTTTGGAAGGCTTGACCGCGTTGTTTACCGGATGAGCTATGGCTTGGAACTTCGCATATCGAAGTAGGCCGAAGTGGCAGCCCTATGTGGTCGAATGCGGATACGGAAATCCTCCGTGCCTTCTGGTCAAGATCGTCAATGTGGGCAACGGAGCCGCCACCGACGTGCATGCAACGGCCACCCACAGTCCCGAAACCCCTTATGGATCACGGCGGAAAGGCTTCAACTCTCTTGTCGCCACTGGCGGCTGCGTGTACGCGCGAATCAAGGTGAAGGAATCGGAGACCGAGGAAAATGGCCATAAGTACCTGCATTACACACCTCCCGAAGGCGCTTCGGTGACGATCACCTGGCGGCAGCAGCCGTTCATCGGCCACGGGAAAACAAAGACCTGGCCCTTGTCCAAAATTCCCCACGATTTCTCGCAAGGGGACTAAGTTCGATCTGCGTCTGGGCTGAACGAATCGCACAGAGAATGTCATGAAGCACCTTGACCACGGTCAGAAGTTTCAAGAGAATCGCGCAAAGCAACACGACCACGCACAGCAGCTGACCCGATAGGCACGCGAATTGACTGACGCTCATCACGCACCCGCTTCCAACG